CTAAGACTAGCTCATGCATCTGTCTGCAAGGAGGAGAACAAAAGGATGCGTGAAGTATTCAACATGAGAACCTATAAGGAAGGTGATCAGTGGACACAACAAAAGAACAGACAAATAACTGGAGCTAAGGGAGGTAAACAAAATAAACTCAAGAGGCTGTGGGTAAAAGAGAGAACAACAAGATGATTAAGTTACATGGAGTTGGCCCAGATGTCATGCACCACAGTGGTGGGTATTGCGTGATACCCATAACATACGAAGACACAAAGGATCTCATACTTAACGTACACTACGCTAGACGTATGCCTTCTGTATCGTATGCCTTTGGTTTGCACAGAGGCAAGGAAGGTCTGATAGGTGTATGTACATTCGGTTCACCTGCTTCACCTTGGTTGTGCAAGGGTGTGTGTGGCGAGGAACACAAGTCTAAGGTGCTTGAACTCAACAGAGTAGTGCTATTAAAAAACAGACCTAACGAGGCAAGCTTACTTGTAGCTAGATCTATTGCGTTACTACCTAAGCCTAAGGTATTAGTAAGCTATGCTGATACAGCACACGATCATGTAGGCTACGTATACCAAGCAACTAATTGGTTATACACTGGTGCAACCAAGCCTCGCACTGACATAGCTACTGTGAATGGCAAGCATCCCAGACATCATGCAGGTGACAAGACTAAGCGTGTTTACAGATCAGCCAAGCATCGCTATGTGTACATGCATGGCAACAAGAAAGACAAAAGACTACTAACCAAGTGCCTACGTTATGGCACTGAATCATATCCAAAGAAGGAGATTATACAATGAGTGGAGATAGAGTACCCAACTTAGATGAGAACGGTAAGTTTGTATGGTATGAGCCTAACATACCAGAAGGCTTTACTGATATAAGATTGTGGGACGTACTGTTCACAGTACATGACGACAATGGCAACCCAGTTGAGAGGCCTGACGGAGGCATAATGTTTTACACTGCACCCAAGCTAGACTTTGGTAGCTGTGAGAATGACGTAGAACTAGACGACTTAGTACAAGAGGAGTATTAATATGAAGAACAAACCTTACTACCGTAGCAAACCAGTTACAGTACAAGCACGTAAAGATAGACGTGATGACATCATAGCCAAGATAGCTACAGTAATATTTGTAGGCTTTGCTTTCATCGGCATGGGATACATCTTTTCCCTTGCTATATTTTCACTATCCAAATTGTTTTAAGAGGAGACAATCACATGACTAAAGATACTACACTTTTTACTACACCTAATGCGATTAGGGGTCAGTTCTTTGATCTAATATATGACTTACCCTTTGACATCTATGAAACAGAAGACTTAGGAGAAGGTAACATCGCAGTAATTTTTAAAGGCATACCAGAAAGAGAGGTTGATAATGACTAAATATAATCTATGCGTAACATACAATGACAAGCTATGTAGGATCACTACATGCAAGACACCTCAAGGTGCAGATCTAATGCTACAGATACTACAACGAGTGTACCCTAAGTACGACTTTGAGGTATCAAAGAAGTCAGTAAGTACAGATCTATCTGATAGAGATTCAGAACTACAACAAGACTTACGACACGTACTACTTAACCCTTATGAATACCGAGGCACTGAGTCTCGCTTACTAGTAATTGATGGAGGACTATCATGAAGAATCATACACGACCAACAAAGAAGTTTAGCCAGAAGAGATACATAACCTTAACAAAGGATGATACAGTAAAGGTTTTAGATTTGTACAACGCAATCAATAACATGTTGAATGACGTAGGTGAGACACTAGATGTAGATCTTAGTGCGCTAAGAGAGATTAGACATAAGAACAATGATGTAGATCACCTCTTTAACTTCAGAGCTAAGGTTCAAGACAATGGTGACGTGTGGAGTTGGGCTGACTCTGTGTTACCTGATGATGATAGGGCGTACTACTACCAAGAGACAGACTAATAGTGCTTGTATGGTTTGAGACATTAGTAAAATGGATAGTAATATTAATAGTAATATATGTACTCTTCGGAGTAGGTAGTGGTATACTTTAGAAAGGAGAATGAATGGAACTTAAACCCAGTAATACTATTGAGTATGCGTGTGAATACTACATGCGAACACCTAAGTATTCTGCTTTAAGTCAGCGTAGCAAGTATGACTATGATTTAAATCTGCGTCATGCTTGCGCTACCAAGGTGCAAAACAATAAAGCTATAGGTAATATCAAACTAAAAGATCTAAAGTTTAAACATATAACATTAGGTTATGATACTTGGTTGGAGAGTAAGGGTGTACGTCAGGCTAACTACATAGCTACGTGTCTAGGTATCGTATTCAATACAGCGATACGACACGAGGCTTTGCTTAGTAATCCTGTATCCTTACTTCAACGTACCAAGGAGAAGAGACGTAAAGTTAAATGGACTCAAGATGAAGTGACATCTTTCTTAGATACAGCTTATAGTAACTGGGAATGGCGTAGCATTGGTCTGATAGTACACATGGCATACGAGTGGGCGCAACGTGTAGGTGACATGCGCCTACTTACATGGAACAACCTTGACTTAAAAGAGAAACGATTAGATCTAGAGCAAAGTAAACGTAGGTCTGATGTGCATCTACCTATCAGTGACACACTATGTAGTATGCTAGTACAACAAGAGACTGACTTCGGCTTCCAACCTTACGTAGCACCTCGCCCTGAGCCTTATAATGGTGTCTACACAGCGTATCATTCAACGGATATACATAGGTTAGTAAATGAAGTTAAAGAGGAAGCTAAGCTATCTAAGGAATTAACTGCATTAGACTTACGTAGGACAGGTATAACCGAGATGGTTGAGGCAGGTGTAGATACACTAGGTATCATGCAAGTTAGTGGACACAGTAATCCGCAGAGTGTTAAGCCTTACCTAGTCAACACACTCAAGGGTGCAAGCAATGCACTAAGCAAAAGGAATGGAGACAAATGAATTTAAAAGACTTTGTAGACGGGCTATGTCTAGGTGAGGGAGAGACTACACGTTTGTCTTGCCCTAACTGTCATGGTAACAACACCTTCACCGCATCTAAAGAAGGTGGCATGGTAGTGTACAACTGCTATAAGCTAGGGTGTGGTGTGCGTGGTGCAGTTACTACAGGCATGACTGCTCTGGAGGTACGTAACCATATGCAGAACAGAGACATGCCTATACGTAAGGAACTAGAACCTATGGCGTACCCTGAGTATGTCGTTAATCCTACAGCGGAGCACACACTACTACATAAATTTTCTAAGCGTTGGGATCTTACCAATGAGGACATGTTGTATGACGTTAAAGATAGACGTGCAGTCTTTCCTATAGTTGACAAAGGTGTAGTAGTAGATGCAGTAGGCCGTGCCTTAGATGGTGCTATACCTAAGTGGTACAGATACACAGGCAACGCATCAGTATATAAACGTGTGTTAGGTACACCTAATGGTGTATGTGTGGTAGTAGAAGATGTGATCAGTGCCATAGCTGTAGCTCAAATATCACCTAACACTACAGGCGTAGCTATCTTAGGTACGTCATTAGGCCTAGCACAAATGGAACACATAGCAGATTTCTATAAGGTTATCATAGGGTTAGACCCCGATGCTATGACGAAGACTCTATCATACAAGAGAGAAGTAGAGGCGTGGACAGGTAAAACAGTTAAGGCATTGAGGCTTGACGACGATATAAAATATAAGTTAGACACAGATCAAGATAGATTAAAGGAGATGATAAATGATGGAACTCGCACTCATTAGGACTTTGATGAACAAAGAGTTCTACGATAACAACAAGGGTATACGATGCCCTGATGAGTTGTTCAGTAAAGATGTTCGCAAGATGAAGCAGACACTAGATTATGCTATGACTACGTATGACCGTAGCCTGACTGCATCAGAGTTAGAGGCTTTGTTCTTTGCTAACAATAGCACCATGACTACTGCTACCAAGCAGGTGTATAGCGATTTGTTTAAACGTGTAGCTCGTGAACAACCTATGAACCAAGACATAGCTGATGAGGTATTATCTAAACTATTCCAACAGGTACTAGGTAATCAGGTAGCTAACATAGGATTTGATTATGTTAATGGATCTCTTGATAGCCTTGAACCTTTACGTAACTTAGTAAAGAAATATCAGGATGACTTCACACCTAACCTTAACATAGAGTTTGGTGATATAACTATTGATCATCTGCTCAAAGCTAATGCTATACAATCTCAATGGAAGTTTAACATACCTAGCCTATCACGACAGGTAGAAGGTATCAGTGGTGGTCACTTAGTTATCGTAGGTGCTAGGCCTAACACAGGTAAGACAAGCTTCCATGCTTCCTTGTTGGGTGCACCTAATGGCTTTGCATCTCAAGGTGCTAAGTGTTTGATACTGTGTAATGAAGAATCGTATGAAGGTGTAGGTGCTAGGTATCTTAGTGCCGCATCAAGCTTATCTATGGAAGAGGTCAAGGGTAACTATGCCTTAGCCGCTACACGCTATGAACCAGTACGAGAACAGATCAATCTGTATGACAGTACAGGTAAAGACATGGCGTGGGTAGAAGCTATCATCAAAGCCTATCGTCCTGACATTGTAGTGTTAGACATGGGAGATAAGTTTGCGGTTAAGAGTAGCGACAAGTCAGATGTGTATCTTAAGAATGCGGCTATCCATGCACGTAACATAGCGAAGCAATACAGTTGTGCTATCATATGGATGTCACAGTTGTCTGCCGCCGCAGAAGGTATGGTCAATCCTGATCAGTCTATGCTTGAGGGATCTAAGACAGGCAAGGCGGCTGAGGCTGACCTGATGGTGCTAATATCTAAGAACCCTGTACTAGCTGACACTGCAGATGATGCTGATGATTCACAAAGGTATTTAGTTATAGCTAAGAATAAGCTACAAGGAGGATGGCATGGTAAGATTACATGTACATTAGATGGAGCTAGGTCACAGTACTTAGCATAGAAAGGAGTAGACTATGGAATTAGTTCTTGATGTAGAGAACACAGTCACACATAGGGGTGGCAAGATGCACCTCGATCCTTTCGAGGCAACCAATAAGTTAGTACAGGTAGGTGTACAGGAAGTTGTATCAGGCAACCAAGCTATATATAACTTTGATCACACTGAAGCTAACGACTATGATGGTAGCCAAGCTAAAGCACTACAAGATTATCTAGATAGAACAACCCTACTAATCCTACACAATGGGCAACACGATATGCCTTGGCTATGGGAGAGTGGCTTCAAGTATGATGGTCTTATATATGACACCATGTTAGCTGAGTATGTGCTAATGAGAGGCAATCATATTGAGATGACATACACTGGTGCTTTCAAGAAGAAGTCACTGGCGTTAGGTGAGTGTGCGATAAGACGTAAGCTAGACTTTCAGAAGGATGACACACTAAAGAAATACTTTAAGGATGGTTACAACACCAACGAGATACCACTCAAGGAACTTACGTATTACTTACAGTGTGATCTATCTACTACTCGTGCTTTGTACTTAGACATAGAGGCAGACTATGCTCAACCTGAGAGTGAATCATTACGTAACATAAGAGATATAACATTTAAGGTATGCCTAGCCTTGTCTCGTATGTATTCATCAGGCATTAAGGTAGACCTGAAGGCATTGGATGAGGTGCGTAAGCAGTTCGAAGAAGAGAAGGCAGACATTGAAGGTAGGCTAGGTATCAAGGTACGTAACCTCATGGGCGACACACCTATCAATCTTAATAGTCCTGCTCAGATGTCGGAGGTTGTATATAGTATGCGACCCAACAACAAGAAAGAATGGGTAGATCTATTCGATCACACCAAGACAGACAAAGAGTATAAGAGTGC